GTCATCGGCGGGCGGAACGGGCTGCATGGGGATCGGCGTCGGCGCCACCTGGGCCTGCTCTGCCAGCCACAGCGCGCGGCGGCGGGCGTCGTCGGCATCCTGGGCGTCCTTCGCGCGCTGCTGCTCGGCGGCTGCGGCCTCTGCCTGCTGCCGCTCGAACGCAGCCCGCTCGTCTGCCAGCGCCTGGGCGGCGCGGCGCTGATCGGCCTCCAGCGCCGCAACACGCTCGCGGTCGGCCTGCGCCGCTGCCTCGATCTGCCGGCGCTCCTCGGCCAGCCGAGCGCGCTCGGCGCGCTGCTCTGCCTCGATTCGCTCTCGCTCGGCCCTGGCCGCCTCGGCTGCGACCCGCTCGCGCTCCAGCTGCTCGGCGCGCAGGCGGGCCAGTTCGGCGCGTTCGGCGGCGATGCGGGCCTGCTCGGCCTCGTGCTCGACGGCGGCGGCGTGCAGCGCCTGCAGCTTGGCCAGCACCTCGCTACGGGCGCGCTCGGCGGCGGGCAGCTGCTCCTCAAAGTCGGCATCGAACAACTCCAGCCCCTCGGCATGCTCGATGCCGGCGGCGATGTCGGCCGCCTTCGTGCCGGCCGGCAGCACAGCCAGCGCGCGGATGGCATTGATCCGGTCGGCGATGGCCTGCACGCGGCGGGCCTCGGCCTGGCGCTTGGCCTCGCGCTCGGCCTCACGGCGGGCTTCGTCGGCCTTGATCTGCTCATCAATGGGCTTCTCCAGCGCGACGATCTCGCTCGTGATGCGCGCGGCCTCGGCGTCGATCAGGCGCGAGCGCTCCAGCGCCGGGGCCTTCAGCTCCTTGCGCTTGGCCTCCAGGCCGGTGCGCAGTTTCACGAGTTCGAGCCGGGCTGCGCGCGCATCGGCGTTTCCCTTGGTTGTGGTCACATCCCACACCACGCCAGCAAAGCGCCGGCGCAGATCGGCCAGGGCGGCGGCGGTGGGGCTGTACTCGGCCAGGGCGCTGGTCGGCGCTTCGGTGGTGGTGGTCATGCGGCTTGCTCCAGTTGCTTGCGGTAGCCCTCGACCACGCGGTCGAAGGCCAAGAGGTCGGATTCGAGGGCGTCGATGGCGTTGTCGTCGCGGTCGATGCGGATGATCGTGATGTGCCGGCCGATGGCCTCCAGATCGGGTGCCCACAAGATCAGGTCGCACCACTTGCGGCCGAGCAGCCACAGCGCCATGTTGATTTGGTCGATGTAGGCGCTGAGGTCGCGCTGCACGACGGCGGTGAACAGGGTGTCGCTGCTCACCATCGTCTTGATCTCGACCATGCCGTGCGTGTCGACCAGGCCATCCACGCTCACGCCGAACCTGCCGTCGTCGGTGGTGATGAACCCAGCTTCGATGGCGACGCGGCCCGTCTCGGTCTCGTAGGCAGCGCGTGCCAGCGGCTCCTGCTCGGTCCCCATGCGCATAGCGGCATTGGCGTAGGTCGGCAGCACCCGGCCGCCGCAGCGCTCACGCGCCGTGTCCATGGCGTAGAGCGTGCTGGCTTTGCTGGGCTGGCCGTTCTTGAGCTTGTCGCGAGCGTCCCTGCAGCGGCTGCCGGTGATAACGCCCCGGCGCGCTTCGAGCCACGCGTCGGCGCCCTGGGGGTCGGTGTACACGATCACGGAGCCGCCTCGTCAGCAACAGCCGGCGCCGTCTCCGCGTCCACCTCGGCGGCGGCCTGCTTGCATGCCTTGTGGTGCCCGTGCGCGTCCAGCTGCTTGCGCTCGTCCTTCGTGATGCCGGAGAACCACGCGGCATAGGCGGCCACACCTTGCAGGCTGGCGTCCTGTGCGGCCGTGACGAGGTCTTCAGTCGGCGGCGAGATGGCCGGCGGCGATACCTGCTCGACGGCGCCCATGTGCTTGAGTGCGGCCGGTGCATCCTCGAACTGCAGCGCTCGGCCCTCCATCTCGTCGGCGGTCGGCATTGAGCCGAGTTCCGGGAAGGCCTTGCGCAGAGCCTGGGCCTCAGCACACTTGGCGATCTGCCCGCGCGGCCGTCGCGCCCACATCGCATTGGGGGCAACGGATTTCTCCTTGCCGCCCTTCACGGCATAGTTCTCCATCCAGAACTCGACGGCCGTGAACTCGGCGACGATGCCGGACGGCAGGGCGCGTCGGACAGTGATGCGGCACCAGTCCGGGAACGTGACAGACACCCCGCCGACGTTCTGCGTGACGTCGGGGCCGAACTCGGGAGCGCCCATCCCGGCGAACTGGCCGGTGCGGCTGGCCTGCGTGCGGTACAGGCCAACCCCGGGCATCACCACGTCACGCATTGCGCCTTGCTTGCCGTCCCACATCGGCACGATGTGCACGGGCTTCAGCATGGGGTCGAGTCCAGCGGCCTTGCAATAGCCCAGCACGAGGCCGATGCTCTGCGGCTTGGCGCCAGGGTAGAGGCTGGATTCGAGGACTTCGATCAGCTCACGTTGAGACTGGTCGGCGGTGGTACGCGCGTTTCTCATGTCGTCCCTCTCGGGTAGTTGATGGGCTGGCCGGTCTGCGCATTCGTCACCGCGCCGGCCGCGCGATTTCAGGGAGCCCCCGCAGGGCCACTGCCGCCACCCCTGGCGCCGATGCGCTTGCCGGCGATTCGTGGGTGCTCTGTGCAGCAGTGCTTCGCAATCTCTGCCTAACGTCCGATCGACCGGACGCCTGCGGCGCCGGCCATCTTGTGGTTGGGCGTCTCGCACACGTCTAGCAGCGGAACCGTGGTGTTCGCCATGTCGTGCGTGCTATCGGCCAGGAAATGCGCGGCGCCATCGTTGATCCACGAATGGCAGCGCCAGGCGCAGTCGGCGCCGTCGTACTGCGTCAGCACGCTCGGGCGCAGCGTCGGCGCGTCGGTGCTGCCGTTCCATGTCCACGCGCCAGTGCCGGCCCGTGTCGTGTTGCCATGCACCACCGGCAGCGTCAGCAGGCCAGTCGGCCCAGGTATGCGCAGCGTCAGGTGCGTGGCCTCCTGTGGCTCGCACTCCGCGTAGCCCATGCCGGGCACCAGCACCATCGGTTTTGCCTTCATCGTACTCATCCTTTCGCGCCTTCGTTCACCAGCCGCCCAACCAGCCACTCAACCGGAATTTCCCCGGCGTACCGGGTCAATCCGGTTAGCGGCAGCGTTGGGCGGCTCGTGGCGCGCCTGCACAGTGCAGGGCACCAGTTCGTCGGGCACGTTGGCTGTGTCGGCGGGCCAGCGGCGCCAGTCTGCCGGGTTGTCGGTGTATGCGTTTTTTCGCCAGTAGGCGTCTGAGCGCGTCACCAGCATCGCGCCGCACATCTCGCAGCACTTGCGCACGCTCCCGTATGGCTGGCCGCGCTGCGTCATCAGGTGCAAGGTAGTCGTCATTCAATCCGCTTTCGTAGCTTCGTTCACCGGCCGCCCAACCATTCGCTCAACCGGACCCGCCGAGGCGGGCCGGTTACCTCAGACGTTAGGCGTCAGGACCAGCATCGCGGAACTCGCCGCAGTGATGGTCCCGCCGCGTCATGACATGGCCCGCGCCCGGTTGCAGGCTTAAGCCGTTAATCCCCAGCATGGCGAATCGCTCCGCCCCAGCTACCGGCGCTGACCGGATGCACTCGCCCACCAGTGAGTTGTAGTGCCGCCACCAGTCGCAGCCCGCACAACAGGGGCCGTGGCCGGCGTAGAAGGCGTCGACCACTCGCTGACGCCTAACTGTCGCATCGAGCCGAGGCCCAACGGCGGGTTGCTTTGGTGTGTTGCTCATAGTTGGTCAGCGCCGTTGGTCCCGGCTCATGCTGGCGTTACGGCTTACTGCGCATCAGGTAGCGCACGCAGTGCCAGGCTTGGCCAAGCACGTATCCGGCCAGCACGCACACGCACAACAGCAGGTCAGGCAACAGGCCGATGCGGCGTGTTGGCTGGCGGTCGCCGCCGGCCACGGGGTCGAAATTGGTGTCGAGCCATCTCATGACAGGCACCACACAAGGACGGAGGCCCAGAACGCCACCACCAGCAGCAGCACCAGGATGCGCAGGTGAATGGCGCTCATTGCGGCACCACCGGCAGGCTGGCAACGTGCCAGGCGAAAAGAAAGATCGCCGTGGCGATGACGGCGCATGCCAGCAGCAGCCAGCGCAGGCCGGTGTCCTCGTCCAGCTCATCGAGCGTGCGGCTGCGCAACACCTCGTC